GCGTTAATGGTGGTGGGTGTTACTGGATTTTGTGGGTCGGCATTGCCACCCTGATAGCCAGATCTAACTGGCCCAGAAAAAGTAGTACGTGCCATGACATTCCTTTCGTGTAGTAGCACATCCCCATACCGTCTCTACTAAGTCTGCCAAGCCAGTCTGTATGGGTAAAAATCTTGGGTCAAACACAACATACAACAAAAAGAAAAGGGGCGCAAGCCCCCTTTCTCTAATACATCAAGCCCCAGGGCTTCCAAACATTCCAAGCGGATCGGAAAATCCAAACGAGTAGCGCTCGCGACTCTTGTAACGAACGTTCCCTGTATCAAAATCCCCGTCCATTGAGTTCGACAGCGGAGTCCGCACAAAGTGCTTCATACCGTTGGGAACATCCGTGGTCAGGAACCAAGCATCCGTGTCTGTCAACCAGTGGTTGATAGCGTAACCGCCAGGGATAGCGCCGTTATTCTTCAGAGCGTTGATGTCGTTGTCAGCGGTACCGACGCGGAGTTCAGTCTCAAGAAGACGGGTTGCTACGAACTGAAGGTTTGTGGGGATGATCAACTTACGGGGCTTAGCAGCGATCAGCAGGCCACGCTCGTCGGTCCACAGGGAGATCTGAATGACTGCCGCCTCAAGGGAGGTTTCAGACAGGTCTGCTGGGGTTGCGGGAGTGTTGCTGTTGGTGCCACCAGAAACCAGCGGGTGAGCCGTAGAGAACAGAGCGACACCATCACCACCGGGGAAAGAAGCACTAAACCCGTTGTTCAGGGTGGATGCGCCTTTTACCTCTTTGGTGTACGCCATAGCACGGGCCAGCGACTTGGTATAGCGCGATGACAGGGAGTCATAGAGGTTGTCCTCAATAGCCTCTTCAGTCAGCGAGAATCCAAGAGCAATGGTCTCGTGGGTATAGCGAGCGGTGAACACTTCCTGCGCGTTATCGTAGGCAATTGCGCTGCCTTCGTTCTTCACCGGGGCGGCGGAGAAGCCAGACAGTTTGGTTTCCTCTTCAAACGAGCGCTCAGAAGTTTCAGTCTCATAAATCTCCTTGTACTCTTCGCCGTAGCGAGCGTACTCCAGACCAAACAGGGCGTTCAGTCCAGGGAGCAACTCTTTCAATAGTTGTGCGCGTGAAATAGCCATGATTTAGCTCCCTTATACGCCAGTTGAGTTGTTGTACTGGTGCATAGTCGCATTAATCTTCACAATGACTTCTGGGAAGTTATCAGCCGTGGTTTCGGTATCCCTAACCACATCAATAATACGAATAGGCAGAGTGTTCGTTGTGGCGGTTGAATCCAAAATTGCTACTTTAGAATTTCCCGTTGTTGTCGAACCTGCGTTTTGCACCAATGTTGCATTGTTTCCAATTGCAGTAATACCAACACCACTAATAACTGTGGTGCCAGAAACTACAGCGACTTGGAACAACGTATCAGGATCATCAGCAACGTAGGCAAAAATCTTTGTGCCTGACTTAATTGCTTGAGATGCTGGATAAAACTGTTGAAATTGAACTTGACCGGTAGAACTGTTTGTGAAAGTAACACCAAGAAACACACCACACGGTGTTGCTGTGGTCGTTCCTGTGTCTTTCTCAATCGTTCCATCGGACACCCTTTTTACCAGATCACCATAGAAAATGTTTGTAGCATAGCCACTTGCAATTTCCATCAGGCGAGTCTGTCCCGCATAGACTTGTCCGCCAATTAGATTGACGGGCTTTAGTCCATATGGGGCTGATACCGTAGGATAAGCCATATTAAACTCCTAAAAGTTAAATTCCTTTTCCGAACGACGTCGAAGTTTTACGCTCTTTAAATAGCGGCATCCTTGGGTCGTTCTCTCTCATTAAGTTGTTGTCTACAGCTTCCATGTTGTCTTTGGCCGCTTTGCCAAAATAGGCAGCGCGTTGATCCCTAAACTCCTCTGGCATTTTGCAGAGCAACAACTCACCAATTCGGACATTATCCGTTTGCTTGATTCCAGCCGTTACCAATGAGCGGTACTGGGGCTGCTCTTCAAGCTTTACTGGCTCCCAACCTTCGCGGAACTTAGACGAGACGTTGCGTTCATCGTCTTTTCCATCCAGAACCGTGCGTACCCAGCGGTACACATATCCAGGTTCTTTATGAGGTTCGGGTATCGCGTCTGGGCGTTGCCATTGTTTCGGACGCTCCGTCCTAGAGCGAGTTTCTAATTCACGAGCAAGTCGGTTTTCAGCCATTTTGCACTCCCGATTTCAAAAATTCCCGAGCATATTGCTCCGGGGTTATGCCTAGTTTTTTGATTAGGCTCATTTGCGATGGGGAGAGCTTGACTTTCTTGGGGGCCGTGCTTCTCGTCGCTGGTGCTACAACCGTTGCCGGTTTAATCTCTGTACGCTCTGAAGATTTTGGCTCTTCTTGCGTTTCAAAGTACTCAGGAAACCTGCGCTTCATCGTATTGTTGACAATGCTCCAATACTCATCCGTGCCGGTAAACTGAACACCTTTCTCGGATTCTAACTTCTGATGTAGTCCTAATGCAAGTGCGGTCATTTCGGGGTCAGTTCCAAACCAGGTATTCTCCTGTCGCCATTTGGCAGTTCTTGGCTCCAAAGGCGGGGGTTGAGGTGGCTGGGTTTCTGCCTGCTGAGGGGTTGCCTGGGGCGGGGGGACGTAGCCTTTTAGCCTTTCTAACCGATTTGTGGCGGTAAGAAGTTTCTTCTGGGCTTCCATAAGCTTCTCAGAATCACCCGCTTCGTAAGCCTCTTTGTAGGCCCGTTCTGCCATATTCATCTCTAATTCGGCTGCGCTTGTGGCAGTCATTACTAGAGACTTCTCGCCCTCAGTCAGCTTAGACTTCAGCGACTGATTTTCCTGCATGACCTTCTGAGCTAGAGCAACAGCCTCTTGTTGTTCACGTAAAGCCGCCTCTTTTTCTCGGCGCTCGTCATGCCAGACCTTTTTCATTTGCAAAAGTCTGGTTTTAACTTTGTCAGAGTATTCTTCTAGCTCATCTTTCTCTAGCTCTTCAACGATTTCCTTGGGCATAGGCTCGCGCCCACGATCCTCTGGCGGCGTATCGTCTTCAATTTCAAACTCAAATTCCTTTTCCTGCTCTACTTGTTGGTTCTCAGCCATTTCTTACTCCTATTTGCGAGAGATACCGCGAGGGTCTTGCACTGTTCCCTCAACAGAATCATCGTTGATAAGCCTGAACTCTCGGCCATGAATCTTTAGCCTAGAGCCAGTATGGGGGCGAACTAATACGAAATCACCCACCTTGCACCACGGGCCGGACGGAAACCTTTCTTTGTCTTGATAGCAATCTGGACCCATCTTCATAACCCACAACACCGTAGTTAGTAGCTCTTCATGCTGTTTTGTGATGTCAGCCTTAATAAGCCCACTATCAAACGTGTCGTCAATCTCAGGTATTGCACAAAGGATGTGGTACCCAACAGGATCAGGAAGTTGTCTAGCCTTTTCTTCTGCGGTTTCAGGCAATACCGTTGCTTCGTTTGGATCGTCTGTAGACCCAATTAGTATTTCATTCACTCTTATTTATCCTTTCAGAAAGTTCAACAACTTTGTTTCTAGCAATTAAAAGCCCACGAACTGCCCCACAGGAATGTTTGTATTCCTCATAGGTTTTAGCGTTACCAGCCGCTAAATCATCAGACAAAACCCTAACTTCTTGGTCTATTTGGTTGACCAGCCAATCTAGTTCTGTCATTTAATTCCTCCATTTCTTTACCCATTTCAAAACCCATTTTGACGCCTTCGATCTCTTGCCTTACAGCCTCAGCAGCTTCTTTGAACTCCTGTTCCGTTCGGTCTTTAGCGATCTGTGCACCAAGTCTTGCACCATCAACTTCTGCCTGTGTCTCAATGCGCATGCGCTCTGTCTCAATCTGCGCGGCCTTGAGTTGGGCATCCACTTGATCTTTCTGTGCTTTACGTTGAACTTCAGCGGCTTTGAGCTGTAGTTCTTGTTGCTGCATCTGCACAATCGGATCTTGTGCTGCTTGCTGTGCCTGCTGCTGCGCCATCATGGCTTGGTTGGCCTGTAAGAGCTTCTGTGCTCCAGCAGCCGCCAGACGGGAAATCTCAACCTCAAGTTCTTCAGGCATCTCCTCATCAGGCTTGGGATAAGGCACGCCAATCTTCTCTTCAATGTTTTTGCGGTACTGGAAGGCAAAGTGCTCCATGATGTGCGCCATTGCTGCAGCCATCATTGTCTGAGCTTGTGGGTTTTGCCCAACAATCTGTGCCGTAACCGGGTCTTGAAGCATCGACATGTGGACCGTGATGTGGGCTGCGTGGTCCTGATAGATAAACGCCTTGACCGGCTTGCCGTTGAGGATGTCCATGTTTTCAGAGACTGGATCTCTTGGCTTCTGGTCATCTTCCGTTGGCACTAATTTTGCAGCGTTCTTAATACCTAGCACTTCTAGCATCTGCCTGTGGAGCAGGGGCATGTCATAGATCTGAGGGGCTGTGGCTGCTAACTGGATAACCGCCTGATATTGAACAACCTTTTGCGACATAGTTGCCGCGTTAGGGTCCGATACCGGGATGACCTCAACCATATCGTAGTCGGAGCGTTTCGCGTGAGGAACTCCGTCTTCTGGCTCGTAGTCGTATTTTTCGGGGGTGTAGTCACGGATGATGTTTTTAAGCAGCTGGAACTCTTGCTTCATCGCGTAGTGAATCCGCGCTTGCACGGCGCTCATCACTTTTAGAGTTCTCTCTAATATGGCTAGGGTGGTTCCTACTGGCGCCTGAGCGCTCATATCTGACACTTTAAGGTCAGCCGCAGCAGCAAACCGTCTGCCTTCATCAATAATGGTACCCAACAGCGTGTACAGGACCTGACTTGGCTCCTTGTACGGCAGGGTCATGATGTTGTCTTTTATGGTCCCGGAGGCCACATCGACATCTCTAAACTCTGCCGGAGCGATGGGTGTGTCGTCGCCTTTTACGCGTAAACCCTTAGTCTTGAACCCACCTGGTAGGTTTGACAGTGTGCCTGCATCCACCAACTGACGTAGTAGTGAGGTGCCTGACTTAGAGTACGCCCCGATGAGGTGGATCAGACCAAGTGCGTAGAAGCCAAACCCAGGGATGTACGGGTAGTGCACAAAGTGTTGGCGCTTTTGCTTGAGCTTATCTTCCGGGTGCCAATTGCGTCGTATAGACAGGACAGTCTTGGTGTACTTCTCAATAGTAATGACGTAAGGCAGGGCAATCCCTGTCTCTTTGCCATCCTCCTCGTCCTCATACCCAGGCAGGTCGTAGTCCACGTGCATCTCTAGGATCTTGAACCGGTTATCGCTGTCGGCCTTAAAGCCCATCTTCTCAGCAATTTTCTTCTCTACCTCATCGAAGGAATCTACCGGGTCGCCTAGGTCTACGTCTTTGTAAAAGCCAGCAACTTGCAACTTTCTTAAGTCGTTCGGTGTCTTACGCATCACGTGGGTGACACGCTCAGCCGTCTGTATGTTTGAAGCGCCGTAGGGGACGACGATGTCATCGGCTGTGCAGTAAATAGACACCTGCCGCCCAAGATTCGGGTCGTAATAGACCTTCTTAAACGCATTGCCTGCCAGCCCCAGACCCCACAACATCCGCTCGTGCTCAGGCCGGTACTCCACCATGACCTCGGTTAGCTGGTAGTTCATGTCATCCTTGACACGCTGCGCAGCCTCCATCTTCTCTGTTGTTTCTTTACCAATGATCTGCGTTTTGACTGGCCCATGCGCTGGGAAAGTCTCCATCATTGTCTCGGCTTGGAACTTCACAACAGCTTCGGCTAAGAGGGGGTGGAACACTCCACAGGCCCCAGGCCACGGCTCTGTCCGATCCTCTAGCTTCAAACCCAGCAGCTCAATGCCGTCTACGTAAGTCTGCATCCAGTCTTTTCTAGAGTTGACGTCGTCCTCATAGGCTTCGCAAAGTTCTTCGGCTATGGTAAGTAGCTCTGACTCATCCATCTCCTCGGCTAGGTTGGTATTGAAGTCATCATCCTCTTCTTTGCCAGGCTCTAAAATTACCTCTAACCCACCAATACCAATCTTTACTGCCTCGGGATCTTCAATCTCTATCTCAATGGCAGGCTCCATATCTATAGTGTCTTCTGAGAGACCAAGAGGTGCCGGGTTAAGTGCTTTGTCAATAGCCATGATTGTCCTTAGTA